ATGAATGTAGTTGGTGATATACCGTATGCACAAAATGTAGCTATAAAAGTATCCGTTACGGATGCGTTTGGAAAAGTATTTACGGATGAGGTAAAGTGTAACGCTTATTCGGACTTTATAGATTCAAATGCGGATGGGTTAGATGATAGAGCAGGGGATGATAAGTGGAATAGGTATCCCGCAGGTGGTAATGGTGCACCGGATGTAGCATCGGCTGATCTCGGTGGTATAGCTAGTGGTATTAAAAGTTTTTTTGTATCTCTGTATGGAATTATCCCCGAACAACTTTATATCGTGATTATTGGCGGTATTATATTGCTGATCTCGGTAGGTATATTGAGGGTGGTGCTATAAATGGATATATTTCCAATTCTTGGCGATATATTATTACGATGTGTAAATGCTTTAAATAGTGTTCATGTATTCGGTACAACTCTTTGGATGTGGATGCTTGGCATGATGGTTTTATCTATTGCAGTTAAGGTTATACATCTTATGTTCGGTACTGGCAGTAATGATAAGGGGGATAAAAAATGAGCTTATATGATCAAATAGTTAGTATGATTGGTATAGCGTTACCAACGGATACACAGAGCAATTATATAGTTGCTACTTGCTGTGTTTTATTGATATTGACGTGTTGGGCAATAGTAAAAATGGTAAGTTGGCTTTTTAAAATTTAAGGGGGAAACAAATGTATATACTATTTATAGTTATATTTTTAATTTTAATCTATCAAACATGTGGAATTTTATGGAGAAAAAAACATCCAAAATATGATATAACTTTTATAGCCGCAGAAATTGGAGCCGGCAAGACTTGTTATGCCGCAAAACTAGCGCAACAACACAAAAAACGTGGGTGGACTGTCTACAGTAATGATTTTATAGTAGGTGCAGGTAAAATCAATGTAAAGCAATTAGAAACAATGTGCGCTCCCGAAAAGTCATTGATAATTTTGGATGAAGCTAGTTTGGATATGAATAGTCGGAACTTTGCAAAAACTGCATTGGTATTAATTGAATATTTTAAAATGAGTAGACATTATAAAAATAAGCTAGTATTGATAAGTCAGACTTTCGGCGATACAGATAAGCAAATAAGGGACTTGGCGGCTCGTATATGGTTTATAAGGCCTGTATTAGCGGATGCCTTTCCCGGGCTTTTATCAATGCCTGTAAGGGTGCGAGGTAAATTAGGTATAGGTTTAGATGGTCAGCCATGTATGCAGTATAAAATAGGTAACTTGGGTATACCGTATTTACTACCAAATTATTATAAATTCTTTACATCATTCAGTCGGACACCAAGAGAACATATAGACTGGACACCATGGGAAAAAGAAAAACGATTGAGCGAAATATAAGAAAGGGGGGTTGCTCCCCAACGGGGGGCTTCCCCTCTTTTTATTAAAAAATTATTATTAATCTATTTCAAAAAGGTATTGACAAGTATATACGTTTATGATATAATAGAGACAAGATAAAGAAAGGAAGCGGATGTATAATGACACAATATGAAATACTTAAAATGGCTAGTATAGGAATATGCGCGAGAATGGCCAGAGAGGAACAAGTTAATGAAAACACGAAAAAAGAATGTGGTCATGAAAATGGAATATGTGTTCATCATCTTACAAAATTAACAAAACAATTTGCAGAAGTCTATCGTATGATGTATGAAATTGAAAAAGCAAGTTTATAAGAATACTAATATAGCCGAAGCCCTCCGGCTAAAGAGGGTAGAAAGAAGAATAAATATGATTTTTAAAATACCAGTATCATTTAAACTTGACCCTAATGTATTATCATATCTCCGGAATACTGCGAAAAAAAATGGTAGAACATGTACAAAACAACTCGAAATGATAGTAGAAGAATATATGAAAAAGGAGGTTTCTAAATAATGTTTAAAGAATATTTTACAGTAGTATGTATGGAAGATATTGCGAATGATGTAGGATATTGCGAAAATCATTTAATGACGGAAATAGAAACAATACATTTTCAATTTGTAGGTAAAAAATATGTACCGTCTATTATTATACGATTCAATAATTCGGATGAAGTAAAAATATATAATCAGTTTGATTGGATAATGCGCTTTAGCTAAAAAGAAAGGGTTAAAATGAAAAAATTTAAGAAGATAGCTCAAAAAATTTTTGTGTGTATTTGTTGTTTATATGTATGGGGCAGACTGCCTAAAAAGAAAGAGGTAAAAAATCTTGAAAAATGAAATACAACATGATGAAATATGTCCATATTATGCTTAACAACTATTCTTTATTAGCTAATATAGCACCGTACCCGCAAAGCGGGAGCTATTAGTATAAGGACAATAAAATGCGTCAAGCAAGCTGTATAAAAAAAAGGCCGTTCTTCGGTGGCTACATACTAGATTGTAGCCACAAATAACAGTCAATAGGGGATGTTGATCATTGATATTATGCAAGAAATAGCAAGTAATTGCTTACGGCTCGGAGTGCCTTTAAGTATTATAGATAATAATGGATATGGACGTCAAACATCGTTAGAAGTCTATAAAAACACAAAACAAAAATGTTACCCGAATGGACAAGCTAAAATCACATTTTGTAGTAGGGCAATTTTTAAAGATTCGAAAATGTTGCCAGTAGAACGATTTATAGAACCACCACCTATCATGAAAAGAGAAAAACAAGAATTCGTGGAGGAAAAACCCGATAAATTAATAAATAATACTAATTTGGAAATGCGATCAGATTCATCAAAAAGAGCAAAAGAAAAAGTATTTGATATTACCATGCTTAATAAATTTGATTATTTTATAACATGGACATTGGATAAGGAAAAAATTGACCGATATGATGAAAAAGAAATATCAAAAAAATTAAAATATTTTTTAAATAATGCTTCAAAAAGATTTGGGCTAAAATATATTGTTATTCCAGAGTATCATAAAAAAGACAAGGCAATACATATGCACGGGTTAATATCTGGAAATATGAATTTTGTTGATTCTGATACAAGATTGATACCAAATTTTAAAAAGCCGATTAGTAAAAAGAAAATGGAGCAGTTGAACCTTTCCGACACTTCCGACGGTGTCAAGATAGTGTACAACATGCCCCAGTGGGAATACGGATACTCAACTGCAATACGCATTTATGGTGAAACGGAAAATACAGCTAAGTACATGACAAAATATATTACTAAGGATTTAAAAAAAATATTCGGCAATTACTATTATGCCGGAGGTAAAGTGCAAAGGAATCCAGAAATTAAATTATACAATACTAATTATACGGCTGTCAATGAAAAAGAATATTATATACCTCAAGCAATGTGCGGGTTTAAGTATCTGAAAACTGATTATTAAAGTACACTTCTAAAATGTATTCAATTTCTTTTGATACGCTTCGTTTTTGATGTTTGGCTTCTAGTTTAAGAATTTTCAATAATTGCTCTGGTAAACGTACTGATGTTGGCTTGGTATCCTTAACACTCATATATATCCCTCCTTTTAATCACAATAACACAATTGTAAATTAATGTAAATACAATTGTGTTATTGTGATTTTATTATATCATATTGTACATAAAAAAAGATTGACAACATTTACATGTAGGTATATAGTATTAATTGTAGTTAAAAAGAAAACAAATAATGAAAGTTGAGGAAAAAAGAAATGAAAGTAGTTGGATACAAGGTAGCATCTTTTAAGGATAAGGACACGAATAAGGAAATCGAATATGGCAAGCTGTACGTTACATATCCAGACGAAAACGTTGACGGCTTATGTTGTGAAGCTATTAGCGTTAAGCCTGTTTTACTGGATATGGTAAAGGTAGGGGACGAGGTTACACTGTCATATAACAAGTTCGGTAAGGTACAGGAAATTATTACAGTTAAATAACCCGATCTTTCGGGTGTTTATAAAAAA